CACTATTGACTATGGTACCCTGTGCCTCCTTTGGAGTTACATTAATGGGATCTTTCTTCTTAGCCATTCTTATACTCTATGTTAATTGATATTATAATAGGGGAACTGACAATTGTCAATCCCCCCTGATCCATCTCGAACCAAATTATATATAGTCCTTCCTTGCGTGATGGTCTGGAACTATCTTACCTAGTGTTACGACCAGTAGTCCGTCATCGAATCGTACATCTCGTATTTCGGTATCATCTGAGAGTGTCCAGACCCTAGTGAAGTCCCTTGCGGCCACTCCTCTATGTCTAAACGTTCTATCATCCTTCTGTTCTTCTTTGCTGCCTTGTACATGTAATTTTCCAAACTCCGTAAAGACTTTGAGCTCATCTTTTTTGAAGCCCGCCAAGGCAACTTCCAACTTCGATTCCACATTGTTAATTTCTATAATGTTGTATGGTGGATACGTTGAAGATGTATCGACACCATCCCAAAATCTGTTGAGGTATTCATCCATACCAATGCTGTTTCTATGAATCTTCTCCATTAATTCTGGAAGATTCGCAGCGTGAAATCTTGCTAAGTTAGTCATGATAGTAGCTCCTTAAATAAGCGAGTTTGTGTTTTGTGGACCCCGAAGGCATCCACTATTATTTACCACTTTTCCGCTACAATCTCAATAGTGTTATCAACACTTTTAGATTCGGTTACTACCGTGAAGCCTTGCTCTTGTACGGTTTCCACAACCACAACTTTTGCATAAGCTTGTGTGACTTTTTCCAAAAATCTCTCAACAGGGAACGGTTCTTCCCATGTGTCCAACTCGGCAACCAAATGAAATGTTCCATCTTTATCCTTCTTGAAACCTACGTCATTTGTGATACCAACTTCAACTTCCCATTGCTTGTGATCATGATCATCAGGATTTACAAGCAAGACATTCTCTTGTACAGCATAACCTAATTGATTCAATGCCTTTATAAGAGAATCTTTTTTAGTAATCTTGGTTTTGATTTTGCTGAAGTGAGACATCGTTAACTTTTTGATAATACTCTGGTTTTTGTTTTCTCCATTGTACCACACCAAGATCACTTTCAATCTTCTCTGTGATATCTAAACATGCACTGCCAACGACACCTTCTGTGGTCTCCTCAACAGTACCATCTTGAAGTATACGAAAGATTATCCTTTGCATCAGTCCTCTTTCTTCTTCCCAATGTTATATTTAGATTCTAATGTCCAATCTCCCTTCTCTTTATAAGAGAGAACTTTGATTTGACTTAAGGGTGCTACATCAGCAATAGTTTCTTTTGCATTAATAGATACAAGACCCCAATCACTAAGTAACTGAACGATGCGATTTCTACGTTGAACATCATTCAAACTTAGATTGGCTTTCTTTCCATCTAAAGCAAATAATTCTTTAAAGTGTACTATGAAGTACCTACCTTGTTTATGTAAGATATGGCATGACTGATATAGTTTCTTTTCTTTCCTAGAAGCTACACCTATCCTAGTTAATGTCTCTCTTACTTTAAGAAAGTCATCTGGTTCTTTCAAACCGACTTCTACCATACTGTCAGCAGTCCACTTAACCTCTTCTGAGATTGAATTCATCTCTTTCCTCCCATGTCATATTTGTGTCGTAAAGATTCAAGTTGGGTTTTGGATAGAAGAGTTAATGCGACCTTCGCTTTTTCGTTACTATATCCATAGTGTTTTTTGACCAGATCCAGATCTTTAATCTGTTCCTTCTTCAACCAAGGTGAGAAACGTTTCCGTTTTCTCAATGTATTTAGCAAGAAGGTATATTGCATATCAGGATCGAGATGTGCATTTAGATTCATCTCATTAGAAAATAAAATGCTATCAATATTACCAGACAAGCATCTATTAACGATATAAGCAGGGTAAGAAGATATCGCATCAGGGTCTTCATGAGTAAGATCCTGCTTACTGAAGTTAATTGAATTGAGCCAGTCCTTAAGTTCATGTTTCATAATAAAAATCTTTCAGGAATAAAATCTGGATCTGATACTGATGAATACGTCACGTTACCAGATATAGATATCCTTTCATCATCTGAAGTATAAAAGGGATATACCTGATGTTGCATACTGCAAGGAAATATAATAAATCCTCCTTCATGTTCACCCTTAGTTATCATGAAAGATTTTTGACACATATTACCAAGAAGATTGTAATAAGTCAAGGCAAAACAACTTGCTGCTGGTGAAGCAGAATTCTCAACAAAAGGAAGTGATAGTTCATCCTTTATATCATATGGAATCTGTACCCAATAAACAAAACTATACAAACCAAAGTGTCTATGAATGGGATTAAACTCATGTTTCTTTTGAAAATTAATCCAAAGATCTAATGGTCGCCATACCTTATCCTTATTATAATTCTCTGTCATCTTATCCAGAGCTTGATATATTGTAGGAAGAAGTAAGTCACGCATAGCATCACTAGCACCAACCGATGATGATATATTTCCTGCTAAACTATCTGATCTAGTTTCATTATTCCTATCAAGGTGACACTGTTCTAATACCTTAGCATTAAACTCAGGACTACACTTAGAGTATGGTACTATTAAATTTGGAAAATGAGTTAAAGCATCCGATAGAATTGGACCGTTATTATAATCTGTCATTAGAAAGTCCTGATAGGTCCAACTACACCAGTCTCATTATTATTGATTCTGTAGATCTGAGTACGACCAGTCTTCATCTGACAATGGATTTCACCACCTTGAATGATTGCAGACACAATACTTTGTCCACCGAAATTTGACAACACACCTTTGCGTGTGTGATATAACTGTGCACTACCGCTTGGCAGTACACGAACCCCCAAACTTCCCATAATTTGTTAATACTAATTCACGACGTTTTGTTTGGTCCTTCATATAATCACCTGTGGACCTCATGGTATAGGTATGAGCGAAGTCATACTGACACCATTCAAGAAATCGCATAACGATATCAGGGTGATTATTATATGATATCATAACATTGCATAAGCAACCATCCATGACATCTGCAAACTTCTCATGATCAAAACCTTTATGCTTATCACCCTTATGTCCATAAAGTGCATCCTTAATATCATAAGGTGGATCAGCATAAATGAATGTTAAGGTTTCGTCAGAGGTAAGTTCGGTATAAGATCCATTTGTAATGCGCCAGCGTTGGATGAGCCTGCTATATTCTGGCAATCGTTCAATACCTCGAAGGGAGAAATTGGATTCTGAGGCTTGGGGCGAGAATGAACTACTTTCAGTAAGACCACTGAAAGAACACTTATTAATGATATAAAAATATATCGCTCTATCTTTGTTATCGGTGTCACTTTCATTTAATTTTACCTTTGCTGAATTGAATAACTCTCTAGCAGTATCCCTATTTGAATACTCTTTCTTAAACCTAATTAGTTCCTCATGAATATAGTCACCATTATCTCTCAACTGTACCCAGAAGTTATACAATGGTTCATACAAATCATTAACCCAAATAGGTACCTCTTCTGGTAGTCTCTTGGTCATTTCAATGGCCATACTACCACCCCCTAAAAAGGGTTCACGATACTCTGTAATCTCTCGACTAGGCAACCACTGCAATAGTTTAGGAACTGCCCTTGACTTGCCACCTGGGTACCTTAGAGGTGTCTTTAGAGTTGCCATTAATATACTCTATCTAATGGTGGAACTATCATAGGATGACCTCTTCTATAATCAAAGGTATCTTCTATGGTTATAGATTCAAATATCTTATTAAGAGTATTTGATAATTGACGGTATCCTGTACCAACATATATCTGTCCAGCAAATACTGATACAGTTGCTGCACCCCAGAATAGATAATAAAATCTACTCTTAACTTGGTGTCTTAATTTTTCTTTTTTACTCATGATTGTCATTTGAATTCACACTCCACCATAATTTCAGTAAGAGCTGCTAATAGATTTATCTCCTGATCTGCTACGAAAGCAGATTGGTATTGGTATTTTGCAATAATCAATACCGCTTGAGGAATACTAGATGGTTTAAGAGAATCATAAAGACTATCATAAACTGTTCTCAGTATAGCATTAGGATCATTATCTAAGTTAGAAACAATCCACTTACGTGCAACTGAAAACTCTTTCTTCTTCAACGCAGATACAAGTTCTCCAAGTCTGACTTCGTTGAGGACTGCCAAGATCCCCGTATCGATTGATCCCGTGGAGCTATACCGCTGTAGTTCGTTGAGCGTTCTTCTGAAGTCTGGGAAGTATTTCTGGACGACCTCAGCGACCACCGCATCATCATACCGTACATTTTCTCTGGTAAGAATATCACGGCATCGCTCAAAGAACTTAGCAGCGATCTGTTGTTTGTTTTTACCTCTGACATTGCAATCAATTACTGTTGTTCTGGAATGGAGTGGTTCGATAATTTTGTTCTTGAAATTGCAGGTAAAAATGAATCTGCAGTTTCTGGAGAACTCCTCAATACTCGCTCTAAGAAGGAGTTGTACGTCGGGAGTGGTATTGTCTGCCTCGTCGATGATGATAACCTTGTGTCTCGAGCTACTTGTGAGAGATACGGTAGACGCAAAGCTCTTGGCACTATTCCGAACTGTATCAAGAAACCTTCCCTCATCGCTTCCATTAATGACATAGTAATCTACTCCTAGTTCTTTACATAATGATTTAGCAACTGTGGTCTTGCCAATACCAGCAGTACCACATAAAAGGAGATTAGGTATCTCACCATTGTTAACAAAAGATTGAAATGTATTTTTAATATCGGATGATAAAATACATTCCTCAATAGTTTGTGGGCGATACTTTTCCACCCACAGAAATTCATCCTTCATACTTAGAATCAGGCTCCAATGCGATAAGGTATTCTAAATCTCTATTCACATCCCTAAAGAGAGATGCATTCTGCTTACTAATTGTAACCTCATAATCACCTGGTAGCAACTTCAAGTTCTCAACTTTAAAGTTGAAAGTGAAATTACCATCAGTCTCTCCAACCTTGACGGCATAGGTATTTGAAGTATCATTCTTCTTGTCACGAACAACAAGTTTAACAACACCACTCTCTCCAACAACTGCTAAATCTTCTATCTGATAGATAGATGCAGCCTTAATAATGTTAGAGATATCACTCCATGCTACTGTAAAGGAAACATCCCTACTAGGAAGTTCCACCCTATTCTCTGGTGGTTGTACTATGGTAGATGGATCAGCAAAGAAATACCTTGATGTATTTCTCCTATCCTTAATAATGACATAGTTATCATTATCAAAATTAAACTCAGGATCATCAAATAAAGTAAGTCCAGATAAGAACTCACTTAAATCATAGATAGCAAAATCCTTTGGAAATGCCTCTTCAACAACAGCACGAGATAAGATATTCTTCTGGATGGATAGAGTGGATAACTCAGTACCTTCCTTGAAACAAATGGACTGGTTGATATTAGAGAAGTTCTTGAGGATATCAAGAGTACTCTTAGAAAGTTTCATAACGTTGATCTGGCTCAATTTCTATTGGTTTGGATGTAAAATGATATAGTAACACACAATAGTGTATTGCCTTTAGTATATCATGTTGTGGACGACCCTTCTTATCATAGCGACTTAAGTACTTTATAGCATTAGATCTACAAAATGCTTCAGCGTCACCAACTGATTCGATAAGATCAAGTGTTTGGATGTTTGAACCTTCATTAGTGTAGTGAGAAGAGTATGTGCTATTGATATAATCAGAAGCTTTTTGGAGGATCTCATCCTCTCCATACTTAACCCTAACCTTATTAGATTCAATCCCTAATTCAATGTTGTCCTGTGCAACATTAGGATCGTATATAGTTCCGACCCCATCGCGGAAGGTGATGTGATCATCACCCATACCGCCTTTAATGTGGAAGTCCACATTGCCTGTTTGTTCTTCTTCCATTTCTTTCAATACATCATAAAGTAACCACCATGCCATTATTATACCTCAAAGTCCACGTCTGCGTCAACCTTGTCGTATAACTCCTGAAACGCTTGCTTAGTCTCATCATCAAAACGAGAGATACAAGTGGTGATTGCCTTGGCACGATTACCAAAGATCTGGAATGCTCTAACAATGTGAACAAGTCTACGTGTACTGATGACCTCATCTATACCACCATCAAAGAAGGTCTTACGGATGATGTCTGCCCAGTCTACTAGTCTCTTACAGAAATCCTGATCCTCACATAATGCTTCTAGGATCTTAATTTCATTAGCAGGTGTTGGATACTCCTGTTCAAATGTTACTGGGAATCTTTCAAGGAAGGCTTCATTAAGCACGTTAGTTCCAACAAAACGTCCGTCGTCTGAACCTTTACCCTTAGTGTTTGCGGTAGCGATGACGTTGAACCCTGCTGCTGGTCTGATGTACTTTCCAATCTTCTTAAGGAAAACTCCTTTACCTTCAAGGATTGACTGGAGGCAGAGGATTTTGTTACTGGCAAGGTCGATCTCATCAAGGAGCAAGATAGCTCCTCGCTGTAGAGCTTCCACAACAGGTCCGTTGTGCCAGACGGTTGCGCCGTCAACAAGACGGAAGCCGCCAATGAGATCATCTTCATCAGTTTCGATAGTAATGTTTACACGGATCAGTTCTCTCTTTGCTTGAGCACATGCTTGCTCTACAGAGAAGGTCTTACCATTACCTGACAATCCAGTAATGAATGTAGGATAGAATAAGTTAGATTGAATGATCTTCTTAACATCATTAAAATTTCCAAACTTAACAAAAGTATCATCAAGTTGTGGAATCAAATCTTGCTCTACATTAGGTAGTACAGTTGGTTGAGCAATTGACTTCTCTAGGATCTCACGTCCTTCTTGTACAGTAAGGTTCCATGATCCACGCTTAACCTGATACTGTTTTAACTTACGTGCTACTGTAGGATATGCTGCCCCACGAGAAGTAGCAAACTTCTTTACATGAGAGGCATCTATCTCATTACCGAATTCTTCACGTAACTCATCAATGAAGTTCACGGATAGTTTTCTCTCGAAAGGCATAATGATAAATGTTTTTGTGTATGTACGTAGTATAGCAATAAAAAACCCCCTGTTAAGGGGGTGTGTGACAGTTTGTTGATTGGTTCAATCCTCTTCTGATTCTGTTTGATTGGCAGTCTTCCGACCATGAATACCTTTATCAAATCTCCAATCAGACCAAGATTTTTCACCTATGGATGCCCAACCATTACCAGGTGAGAGTACAAGATAAACCTTCAGAATTTGCTCAAGGATTAAGATGTCTTGAATAGGACCAGCAGTGTTGGTGGTGAAGTTATCAATACTATAATGTTTGATAGAAGTATTGAGGAATGTATTAAAGTTATCATACCTATCTCCACTGTTAGTAACCGAGAGATTATCAAGGAAACTATATGCTGCAGCAAGACCGAAAATGAATCCACCGTTAAGTGGTTTAGACCACTTACATAGTTTTGAAGTGTCTCTATTATGACCCTTGTATGTTTCAATTGCCTTTCTGACAAAAGTAGTACCATACTTAGCAAGAGCAGCTTTTAGTTTATCATAACCTTGTACACCATTTGTACCATCATCAGGAGCACCAATAAGTTCAACATGAATATTGAGTGCCTTGAATTTCTCCTCAAGATCTAGTGCATACTCTGCACCTTGAGCAACATCAGCACGCAACTTAGCAACTGCACTTACTTTATTCCTAAGAGTATTAAACTCTTTAAAGTACTGTGCTTCTGCTTTCTCACACTGATCGATAGAGAAATTAGATGGATGTACCTGTATCTGACAAGGTAGTTTAAAGTCTTCAGGATCTTGAACGTAAGTCGCTGCAAGAACTGAAGTATGTTGACCGTCAACCACAACTAAAGTCCCATCAGGTCTCTCAAAGACTGATAGGGGCTTTACAAACTCAGGTTTAAACTCCTCTGCTTTTCTTATGAAATTGGTGTTTATTAATCTCTGATACTTAGGATCAACTGTCAGATCCTTAAGTGGAATATATGTAACTGGGATGAAGGGACCATCTGGTCCTTCGTTGTTAAATGCTTTTCTTATTCCTTGTGGAATAATTTTGTTTGCAATGTATCCTAATGCAACGGATAAGACATTGACAACCGCAGTTAGCGGCTTAGTAATTGTAGCCATGGGATTTTCTCCTTATGTGAATTTAGCGTTTCTATCGATGTTGCACGACTTAGCGAAACGTGGATGTAGAAAAAAAGAAATCCGTAAGGATTTCAATTTTCCTCAATCAATAGTATATATCAAATAGCAATATGATGTCAATTAAATGTTAACATCTCTTAACATCATGCTATTCTCTCAATGAATGAAGATAAGATCTTCTTATTCATAGCCTTAGACTTAAGTGACTTAGCGAATGCCCTCTTAATCTGGGTCTTATTTGCATCCTCTGCAACTTCAAACTCAGTATCACTATCAAGTGCACCAACATGAAGTGCATACTGTACTGTGTAATAAGAACTAGTGCATATGAAAGACTTTGTTTTCTTCCACTCAGCATCTGCTCTTTCCCATGCATCATAATCATGACCTAAGCACTGACGCTTAAACTGTCTCCAATCATTCTTACCAATAAGACGGATATTCATAAACTCACACTCAGGGAAACGAGTTCTAAGTTGCTCAAGGAATGTTCCAGTCATATCATAGTCACTATAGAACTTATGAGTATGTCCAGTCTGACGATCACGTAGAATAGTATGAGTATCAACTCTACCATTGATTATCATTTCACCATCACCTGAGTACTTCTTAACTCTTCTAGCATAACCAATAGGAAATCCTTCACCATCAGTTAAGTTAATAACATGAAGCTTCTGAACACCTGTTCTCTTCTTAAACTGAGGAATGATTTCATTCATAGCAACCATTGCTTCATTTAATGGAGTTCCACCTAATGAGAACTGATATGGTGCACCTGCATTATAACCATGGTATGCATTAACTACACGGAATAAATTCTTTGCTTGTCTTTCATGCTGACGATTGTTACTTCTACTAGTTAAAACATTAACCATGTTGAAGTTTCTGCAAAGAACCTTACCCTCAAGTTCAAAGTCCTGATCTACATAATGCTCTTGTTTTGCGAATGAATCACTGAATAGATAAACATCATACTGAATGCCAACCTTACGGCAGAATGATACTAATGTAAGTACTTGCTTCATAGTTGCTTCAATACATTGATGCATTGAACCTGACCAATCTATATTAAAGATCAATCCATGGTTCTTTGAATCAGCAACAGTACTTACTTTTCTGAAAAGATCTTCGTTATATTTGTAAGTGTGAAGCTTCGTTGTATCGAGAACCCCAGTGCGATTAACAGTAGTGCGAGCATAACCGTCAGCTGCTTTCTTACACTCAAACTCCTTAACCAAGTAATTGACTTCCTTAGTGTTTGAGGATTTGAACTTTCTATAGTTTTCATCGATCTCTCTCAAATTTCTTGTGTACTGTCTTGCAACCATTAACTCATACTCATCAGGATAATCCTGAACTTGCTCTAAAGATTCTTTTGTAGTGTAGAAACTATCTAGTATTTTATATGTTTCATCAAATGATACAAGAGAATTTGTTGTCTTAGGAATTTCAATATAATTAATCTCATTTCCACTCCTATCAGTTATCATTCTCAATGCTCTATCAAGACTATCAACAGTACGACAGTTAACTTCAGTCTCTACTGGTGATCCATCATTACGACCTGCTTCGCCATCACCAGAACCACCTTGCTTACCTTCCTGCTTTTCAAGATGATCTTCAAGATGTTCTTGTGCTTCATTCTTTGCTTCTGGTTGTGCTGGTGCTTCAGTTTTCTCCTCTTGTTCACCTTGACCTTCACCACCATCTAAATCCATCTCTTGCTGTGCATTCTGTGCTTCTATTTTTTCCTGCTGCTGCTTCTCTAATTCTGCTTCACAATATGCATGGATCTCTCTTGCAAGATCACATGCCTGTTCAAAAGTTTCTATCTTATTTGCCTTATCAACATATACTTTCTCTCCTTCTTGGAAAGGAATATCAGTATAGTTACCAATCTTAAATTCTAAATTTATTCTATCTCCAAGATTAAGATCGCAAAGATTAACACCATCAAGTTGAAAGAAATCCTCATCATGAAGAACCTTATATCCAGCATAGAATGTCTTAGGGATACCAGCGTACCTACGCTTCATTAACTTCTCAATTCTTATATCCTCTGTGATGTTAACAAACTGATGAGGGATATCTTTTGGGGGATCCTCATTAGGAGTAAAGAGAGCATGACCAACCTCATGAGCAATGAGAGAATCAATTACAGTAGTCTCAGCGTGCTTCCATATTGGAAGGGTAAGTACTCTACGATCTACATCAAACTGTGCAGTTTCAACCTGACGATGTTCTACAATCAGATCTTCCTGAGCAAGAAGTTTAGCAAGTGATTCTTTTACGAGGTTCATTGGGTTCCTTATGTATGTACACATTATAAGACCCCTTCCGTGGGGAAGAGGTCTTGAGTAGACACTTTATCAACTGGTTGCGTCTAGCTCTCGCTTGCCGCAACGCTTGGGGTTTTAGTTTTCGTTTGGCATCCTTCTTTGAGTGATGCTGCCAATTCGGAACTTTCATTGAGTTTCTCCAATGCAGTTAGCAGTTCAGGTGTTTCCTCCCACGACCATTCTTGGTTGTGCTGAGGGTTTTTCTTCTCGATCAAGTGTGTCCTTGTGGTCATAAGGTACGAGCAATTACATACCATAATACACCACCTGTCAACAATGTGTCAAGTAGCACCAGAGAAATATTTATTATCATGTCTGTCCTGAAGGTACTTTGGGTGGGCATTCTAAGTGAACTGTTCCTGTAAGAGGTTGATGTAGATGCTCTAGAACATGATCTAGTTTAGCATTGATCTCATCCAACTTTGCAAGACAAGCTGAACAATCTGTAGTGCCAGTATTGATAGTAATATCACCTGGTACAGTGGTTGTTTCTGGATATAATCCTGGACCTGCATTTGAAATATCAACTCCTGGAATTGCTGATCCTGATCCGAATGTGGTGCCATTTGGAATGGTACCATCTATGCCGCCTGAGTATGTCATATGTTTAAAGGGTTTGGTGAATATTTATTCTTCCTTAGTAATTACAGAGAAGTTTTGTTTCTTTTCTACAACTAGAGTGGAAGCAAATTTATCTTGAAGTGATTCTGTCTTATGAGAGATAACAAATACATTAGTATTATCAGAGACAGTATGCAAGATCTTAAGGAAGTCATCAGTACCAGATACATCAAGACTACTATCAAAGATCTCATCCAGTATCAATAGATTAGTATTGGCACTGTTCTTCATCTTAGCAATAGTTCTCCATGTAAATAAGAGTGCTAAATCAATCCTCATCTTCTCTCCTTCAGAGAAAGAAGCATAAGAGAACTCATCCCTGAACCTAGACTTGATGGTCTCCTCAAAGTTCTCATCAAGATCAAAGGAAACATAGAAGTCTAACTCCTTAAGATACCTGTTAATCAATTGATTCATAACAGGTAAGTATCTCTTAATGATACCAGCTTTGATGCCAGTATCTTTCAACATGTTTGTTACAGTATCATAGTTATCACGGGTCTTTCTATTAGTAGATAATTCCTTCTCCACCTTCATACCAACACTTGCTAACTCTTGTAACTTCTCCTTCTCTCTACTAAGGTTATTAGTGTCAGCAGAATTTATCTTATCCTCTATCTTTTTAATCTCTTTCTTCTTCCATTGTATTTCCTTATTACAAGCACTAATCTTTTGCTGTACCTCCATAAGATCTGATAATACAATCTGCTTATCAGATACCTGTTGAGAAATACTTTTTAGTTTTTTCTGTAAAGCAATTGCTGCCTCATCAATCTCCTTTATAGACGCAGTAATTTCAGCTTTCTTATCAGCTCTAACATCTTCGGTGATGATGGACTTGCAAGTCGGACAACTATCATTTTTATCAAAGAACTTAAACTCTTTCGTGAATGCTTTCTTCTTATCATTAAACCTCGATTCATATAAACGAAGTTGTGATAATTCCTCTTCTACATTCCCATAACTATCTAGGCTCTTATCATGAGAAGCAGAAACCTCTAAACCTTCTGCAACATCAGTCATGAGAAAGGATATTTCATCCTCTAATGATTCTATATCTTTCCTACGTCTAGCATTATTTGCAGAGGATTGTTCTTTAAGATCAGCAATAAACCTTTGCTGCATCTCAACCTTCTGCTTTACCAATTCATATTGATAATCACACTCTCTAAGAGTTTCTTTAACTCCTCTAACCTTTTCCTTAAGAAGGGTATTCATGGTAGAGAAGATACGAATATCTAAAAGATCTTCAATAACTTCTCTACGGTTAGGGGGTGTAAGTTGCATGAATGGAACAAAGCATGACGATCCTAAGATCACCACCTGAGTAAATGATTTATAATTCAACCTCAGTATACTCTGCTCCAGATGCTTTTGCTGCTCTTGTGAAGATGCTTCTTGATTGAGCATCTCACCATTGAGATAAATTTCAAACACATTAGGCTTTGCACCTCTGCGTATCATATAGTCACGAGAACCAATACTAAATTCTATCTCAACAAGCAGATCCCTCTCGTTGACAGCATTGACCAATTGGCCTTTTGTTATCTTACGAAAGGGTTTGTTGAACAAAGCAAAGCACATGGCATCCAAGAATGTGGATTTACCAGCACCATTTGATCCAACTATCAGAGTAGCAGGGCTTGCGTCAAGACGTATCTCACTAAATGCATTACCAGTTGAAAGAAAGTTCTTCCATCTGACAGACTTGAATAGAATCATTCGACAAAAAATTAATCCCTAGGCGGTACTACTATATCATCAGGAGTGACAACATAATATTCATGACCGTGTGTTACGCAAGCATGGATGATCTCTCGATCATCTACCTCTAGCACTGACATGTCTGGAAAGTCATCAGCTTCCAGGAGTCCAGCATAGCGTATTGCGTCGTCTTTGTCAAGGAACATGTATACTAATTTCTTTCCTTTAGTATCATTGACAGCATAAGCACCTTCATTTTCTTTTCCCTTGATGGCTAGAATATGCATCATACCATCTCCAATGCTTCAACATAAAGAGTTTTTAAAATAGATTTAAGTGCAGGTTTATCTGAATGTTCCATATCATCCACATACCTTTCAAGTATGGTGAGAGTATCTTCTTTATCAATATCAATCTCCTCATTCAAGTCTTGCTCAAAAGAAGGATCCTCAATTATTTTTATATCATGTACACCAGCAGCATATAATTGGCTAATGAAGAACTCAAATTTATCAGAATCAATTTTCTTTTCTACTATAACCTTTATAAAATTGTTAGTGTAATTAGTATAATCAAATCTACTACTATTTAACTGATCTTCATTGTAATAAATCTTGCTATAAATCTCATAAGGGTTCGGTATAAACTCCAATTTTAAAGTATTCGTATCAAATATATGGAAGCCACGTTTCTGATTATAATCATTCCAGTAGATCTGATATGGATTACCTAAGTATGTTATATTCTCTCTAGTACTCTTCTGATGATAATGCCCTGAGAATACCTTATCAAACTTTCTATATGGAGAGGTAGCATGGCCATGATCCATGATGTATCCTCTATGTGCCTCAAATCCATTGAGTTCTAAATGTCCCATTGCTACAGGACAATCTGTTTCCTCAATAAGAGAATAGGTCTCATCATTATTCTCAGCATTAATCCAAGGTATGAATAGGATAGGTAGTCCACCTATCATAACCTCAGTAGCACTGTCATAAATTTTAATATTATCGTATTCACCAAGGACACTCTCAAGTGTATTAACCTTATTAGTATCCTTAAAATATGCAGTATGATTCCCTACAAGAGAATGGACTGTCACACCCATCTCCTTAAGACGAGAAAAATAGTTATCTGTACTCCACTGTGCAGCCCATAAATCTAAGTTCCTACGGTTATCAAATGTATCACCTAAGTCTAAAACTGTGTCGATGCGACGTTTTTTTAGGGTAGGAAAG